GGGGACACCCGGGCATGACGTGCAGCAAACGCTAATGAGTCTGATGCCTAATCCCGGGGAGATCCCAGCTAAACGGCGGAGCGGCGGCGGCTGGAACCGGAATTCACCGACGCGGAAAGGGGGGCAACAGCAGGGGCCGTTTCCCCCTCGTGACCCGATCGCGTTCATCAACAGCCTCACGCATACGAAGGGGAAGTTCGGCGGGCAACCCTTCCATCTCCGTCCCTGGCAGATCGCGATCCTCAAGAAGCTGTTCAAAAAACGCAAGGACGGGCTGCGGCAGTATCGGACGTGCCTGCTGATGCTCCCACGCAAGAATGGGAAGAGCGAACTGGCGGCGGCGATTGCCCTCTACGGGTTACTCGCCGACGGGGAAGTCGGCGCGGAAGTGTATTCGGCGGGGGCGGATCGGGACCAGGCGGGGCTCGTGTTTGGCGTGGCGGCGCAGATGATCCGGAACGATCCGACGCTGGCGCAGGCCTGTTACATCGTCGATTCGCAGAAGCGCATTGTGCACGAGCAGAGCGCGAGCTTTTACCGCGCGATCAGTGCGGAGGCGTATAGCAAGCACGGGTTCAATGCGTCGATGGTGATTTACGACGAGCTGCACGCGGCGCCGGATCGCCGGCTGTATGACGTGCTGTCGACCTCGATGGGCGCACGTCAGCAACCGTTGCTGCTGGTGATTTCGACGGCCGGGTTCGATCGGCATTCGATTCTCTGGGAACTCTACGCGCACGCGAAAAAAGTCGAAGAAAAGCCCTCCCTTGATCCGTCGTTCCTGCCGATTCTGTATGAGGCACCGATCGACGCCGACTGGACGAGTCGCCGCGTGTGGAAGAAAGCGAACCCCGCCCTGGGCGATTTTCGCAGCCTGGAAGAACTGCAGATTCTCGCCGCCCGCGCGAAAGAGATCCCCGCGCAAGAGAATAATTTTCGCCGGCTGTTTTTGAATCAGTGGACCGAACAAAACAGCCGCTGGATCGCGATGACGGAATGGGATGCCTGCCAGGGGCCGATCGACCGCGCGTCCCTCGCGAAGCGGCGCTGTTATGTGGGCATGGATCTCAGCTCGACGAAAGATTTGACGGCGCTCGTCGCCGTGTTCCCGCGCGACGACGGGTTTGACGTGCTGGCGCGGTGCTTTATCCCGCATGAGTCGATCGCCGCGCGAAGTCGGCGCGATCATGTGCCCTACGATGACTGGCAGCGGGCGGGGCAGATTACGACGATGCCGGGGGCGACGGTCGACTATGAAGTCGTGCGGGCGACGCTGATCGCCTGGGCGGCCGAATTCGACGTGCAGATGATTGCCTTCGACCCGTGGAACAGCACGGATCTCGTCTCGCGCCTCGAGCAGCAGGACGGGCTCGTGTGCGTGCCGATGCGGCAAGGCTTCGGCTCGCTGTCGGCGCCGACGAAATCCCTCGAGAAGGCGATCCTCGCGCGGCAGCTGCGCCACGATGGCGATCCCGTCTTGCGCTGGAACGTCAGCAATGTCGCCGTCGAGGCGGATGCCGCCGGCAACTTGAAGCCCTCGAAAGTCGCCAGTACGGAACGGATCGACGGCGTGGTCGCGCTCGTCATGGCGGTCGACCTGATGGACCGTAATAACGCCACACGCGATCCCGTCTACACGTTGCAGGTGGTCGGATGACGGACGAGTCGCCGAAGCCCCCGCCAAAGAGTCAGCGCCCCCTCCGTGGGGAACCGGGGGCCAACGTCGCCACGTGGCTGCCCGTCTCGGATTTTGAGAAACTCTGTAAAGCCGCGAAGGCACGGGACGTGAGCGTGTCCGCGCTCGTGCGGGACTTACTCCAAAAGCAGATTAAATAATCCACGCTCGCGGTCGGGCACCGGCCCTACTATCGGGCGCCGATGGATCGCGCCTACGCCCTGCTCGCGATCAAATCCATCGCCCCCGCGCAGCGCACGTTCAGCGGCATCGCCTCCACACCCGAACTCGATCGCCAGGGCGACAGCTTCGATCCCGCCGGCGCGACGTTTCGCGAGTCACTGCCGCTGCTCTTCCATCACGACCCCAAGCAACCGATCGGCCGCGTCACGCTGACCCGCACGCCCGAGGGGATCCTGTTTGAAGCCACGATCCCCGAGGTCGACGAGCCCGGGCCGTTCAAGACGCGCGTCGACGAGGCGTGGCAGTCGATCAAAGCCGGCGTGATCACGGGCGTCTCGATCGGGCATCGCGTCCTGGAGGGCGGCCTCGAACGGCTGAAGAACGGCACACGCCGGATCACCCGCAGCGAAATCTGCGAACTCAGTCTCGTCACCATTCCGGCCAATGCGTCGGCCTCTATCCTGACCGTCAAATCACTTTCGAAGGAGCGCAGCACCATGACGATTGCCGAACGCATTCAGGGACTCACGCAAACACGGGCGGATCTCGGGCTGCAGATGCGGAACCTGATGGAGAGCGCCCCGGCGGGCGGCACACTCGATGAGTCGACGGCCGCGACCGTGGACGGCCTCAAGCTGCAAATCAAGAACTGCGAGCTTGATGAGGCCCGCTGGCGCGACATGGAGGCGGTGCAGATGACGAAAGCGACCGCCGTCACGTCGCCCTATGCGCACGTCTCGGTGAAATCGAACCTGCCGCAGGGCACCGCGTTTGTCCGCTACGTGTGTGCCCAGCTCGCGTGCAAACAGTTCAGCACCAGCGCCTACGACTACGCGCAACGCTGGAACGACAGCACGCCCGAAGTCGCGCTCGCGCTCAAGGCGGCCGTGGCCGCCGGCACCGCAACCGATGCGACCTGGGCGAGCCCGCTCGTGCAACCGAACATCTCGAAGGAGTTTGTCGAGCTGCTCCGCGCGGCGACGATTGTCGACAAAATCCCCGGCCTCTACAGCGTGCCGTTCAACACGAAGATCCCGCAACAGACCGGCGGCGGGACCTACAACTGGGTGGGGGAAACGAAACCCAAGCCGGTGAGTGCCCTCGCGTTCGCGTCCCTCACGCTCGACTGGTCGAAGATCGCCGGGATCATTGTGCTGACGCAGGAACTGATCAAACTCAGCAGCCCGAAGGCGGAAGACGTGGTCCGGCGCGATATGGTGGCCGGGATCGCCCGCTTCATCGATGCGCAGTTCACCGACCCGGCCGTGGCGGCGGTGGCCGGCGTGAATCCGGCGTCGATCACGAACGGTGCGCCGACCGCGGCGGCGACGGCGAATCCGCTGGCCGATATTCTCGGGCTCATCAGTCACTTCTCGACGAACAACATTCCGGTCGACGGCCTCACGTTCATCATGTCGCCGGCGAACGCGATGGCGCTGTCGTTCAAGACCTACAGCGACGGCTCGCCCCAGTTCCCGGGCATCGGGGTCGCCGGGGGCACGTGGAAGGGCCTCACGTTCATCGTCAGCAACACCGTGACGACGAAAGTGATCGCGCTCCAGCCCTCGCTGGTCTTCTACGCCGATGATGGGGGCGTGACGATCGACGCCTCCAGCGAAGCCTCGCTGCAGATGGATTCGGCGCCCATGTCGCCGGTCGATGCGACGACCGTGTATGTCTCGATGTTCCAGGCGAACTGTGTCGCGCTCCGCGCGGAGCGGTTCATCAACTGGAAAAAGGCGAACGCGAACGCCGTGAAATACCTGACCGCGGCGGCGTGGCCGGCGCCAACGGGGGTGACGTTCGGCGAAGACGAGACGGTCTGAGCCGATGAGCGTTTTGACGACGGTGCGCGGCCGCCTCGCGCAGCTCCTGCAACCGGCGGGGGGCGGGAGTGGATCGTGGTGGCCGATCGTGCGCGAGCCCTACACGGGCGCGTGGCAAAATAACGATCCGCTCACGACCGAATCCGCGCTGGGCAATCCCAGCGTGTTCGGCGCCGTCTCGCGCATTAGTCAGGACATCAGCAAGATCGCGCCGCCGCTCCTACTCGAACGCGACCGCAACGGCTTCTGGTCCGAGACGAGCAACCCTGCGTATTCCCCCGTACTGCGCCGTCCGAACCACTACCAGACGGCGCAGCAGTTTATCGAGCAGTGGGTGCTCGACAAGCTGCTCTGGGGCAACGCCTATCTCCTGAAACATCGCGACGACCGCGGGGTCGTGAACGAGCTGCATCGCCTCGATCCCGCGCGTGTAAAAGTGCTGACGGCGCCCGATGGCAGCGTGTATTACGAACTGCAATCGAACGAACTCGCGGGCATGCCGGAGCAGACGCAGCCGCTCGTCATTCCCGCGCGGGAACTCATTCACGATCGCTGGAACTGCCTCTATCACCCGCTGTGCGGGATCTCGCCGCTGACGGCCCTCAGTGGTGCGATTGCGCAAGCGAAAGCGATCTCCGATAACAGCACGACGTTCTTCGCGAAAGGTGCGCGGCCCTCGGGCGTGTTGATCGCGCCGACGAAACTGGATCCGCTCTCGGCGGCCCGCTTGAAGACCGATGCCGCGAACTTCAAGAGCGGCGAGATCCTGATCGCCGAACTCGGGATGAAGTATGAATCCGTGTCGACCTCGGCCGTCGATGCGCAAGTGATCGAACAGCTCGGCTGGACGGAAGAGAAAATCTGCGAAGTGCTCGGGATGCCGATCAGCATCCTGAACAGCAGCAAGCAGCCGCCCTACGCGAACGCCGAGGCCTCGCAGCTCCAATACAAGTCGCAGTGTCTCGAACCGCATCTCGTCTCGATCGCGACGTGTCTCGGCGAGGGCCTCGACCTGCCGTCCTATCTCACGCTCGAATTCGACGACACGCTCTTGATTTGGATGGACACGATGAGCCGTGTGCAAGCGGCGCAGACCGCGACGAGCGCGGGCGTGCTGTCGCCGAACGAAGCCCGCTCGGAATGGTTCGGTCTCGGCCCCGTGCCCGGCGGCGAGACGCCCTATCGCCAGCAGCAGGACTGGCCGTTGTCAACCTTGGCGAAACGGGATCCGCCGAGTGTGCCGGCCGCACCGGAGTCGACACCGGCGCCTGATGACGAAGAGGTGCCCGCGTGACGCTCGAATTTTCGCGCGTGACGCTGCCGGCGCTGTGGACGGTCGACCAGGCGAAGGTGCATCTGCGCATCACCGGCACCGCGCACGACGCCGACATCACGCAGAAGCTCGCCACGGCGCAGGAAGCGATCCTCGGGTATCTCGCGATCGCGGCCGATCCGACGTGGACCGCCGCGACGGCCCCAGCGGCCGTCACGCATGCGATCCACATGCTCACCGCGTTTCTCTATGAGGATCGCGGCGACGGATCGCAGCCGGACGTGTGGCCGAAAATCTACGCCCTGCTCGCGGCGTATCGCGATCCCACGGTGGCCTGATGGCACGCGGGGATTGGCGCCATGCCGTGACGTTGCAAAACCCCGGGCCGGCGGGCACGTGGACCGATCTGGTTCCGGCGACGTGGTATGTCAGCTTGTCGCAACTCACCGGGGATGACATCGGCGTGTTCATCGAGCCCGTGGCGGGCACGCCGATTAGTTCCGCCTCGTATCTCGTGCGCGGCGATTTTCACCCGGGCATCACGACAAAGACGCGCATGGTGTTCGGGAGTCAAACGTTCGCGATCACGAGCGTGGAGAATGTCGACATGCGGGGCGTCGAGATGGCCTGCCACGCGGTGCCGCTGGTGATGTGATGCCGATCCAAACCACGCTCACGATCCAAGGCATCGCCGAATTGAAGCACGCGCTCGCCAACCTGCCGGCGGAACTCAAAGGCCAGGCGACGCAGATTGTGCTCGATACCGCCTATGCCGCTGCCGAGGACGTGCGCAGCCAGTATCCGACCGGGCCGGGCACCTCGAAAAATGGGCGGAAGATTCCGCCGGGCCAGTTGAAAAAGGGCGTGAAGGTGTTCCCGATTGAAGTCGGCGCCTTCGCCGTGGCGGCGCAAGTACGGAGCACGTCGCCGCATGCGTGGTGGCATGAGAACGGCTGGAAACTCAAGCCGCGCGAAACGAGAAAGAAGTGGTCGCGCGGGACGATGTTTGGCGTCAAGGGCGTCCCGCGGCCCGTGTTTGTGCCGACGATGATCCGGCATCGCCGCTGGATGTATCAGAAGCTCGCCGTGTTGCTGGAATCCGTGGGACTGATCGCGAAGCACGAGGAAGCGGCGTAAGTCCTTAACGGCGCGTTAACGACAAGAGAGAGGGTGCAGCGATGGCTATTTTAACGGGGCGCTATGGGCAGGTGAAGTGGGATCAGGCGGGCGTGACGGCGGTCCCGATTATCTCGTTGAACGCCTGGCAGGGCGACTTCAGCACCGAGTATGAAGACGTGACCTGCTTCCAAGACACAAACCGGGTCTACGTGCCGGGCCTCCGCAATAGCGAAGGCAGCCTGTCTGGATTCTGGAATTCTCAAGAACTCGCGCTCTTCAAGGCGGCCGAAGCGACGACCCCGGGCTTGCTCGAACTCGTGCCGAACAGCACGGAACCGACCTACGCGTGGTCGGGCCTCGCCTACATGGACGCGAGTATCGATGCGAGTCTGCAGGCGCCGAAAGTCTCGGGCTCGTGGAAGGCGGCCGGCGCCTTCGCGATGAAACCGGTGGTGGTGGCCACGGGCGCCACGGCGGGCACGCCCGGCACGTTCACGCCAGCGGGCGCCGCCGCCCCCGCGAATCTCGCCGCGATGACGGGGAAGACGGCGAACCCCGCGACGAACTGGGTCACGGGCCAATACATGCGGCTGGGCGACGCGAGCACCTGCAACTGGAACGGCACGGCGTGGGTCGCGGGCATACACGCGTAGGCGCGTGTGTTCGATTCGCTCACAGTCACGGGCACCGCAGGGGCGATCCTCTGGGGCTATGGCGTCGCCGTCGACTTGCGATCGTGGCGCGTGGCCCGATCGCAGGCTGATCCCGTGTGGACGCTGACCGCGACGATCGCGCACGTCGATAAATTCCAAGCCCGGCAGCGCCCGCTCCTCTTCACGGCACCACGGGCGGGCGGGTTCTGGGCGTGGCCCGTCCACGAGATTTCGATCGGCGAGACGAATCTCTGGGCGCGACTGGGATCCCCGGAGCAATAGGAGGCGAGTCATGGGCCGCTGTCGGATGGTCACGCCCGAGTCAGTGCGGCTGCCGCTCTCGGACGGCGACTTTATTACGGTGAAAAAAGAACTCAACGCGGGCGAAGGGCTCGACCTCGAAGCCGAACCGCCCCCGCGCACGCTGCCGGTGATCCTCGCGTATCTCGTCGGCTGGTCGTTCGTCGGCGCGGGCAACGAGCCGATTCCCTATAGCCCCATACAATCGATCGACGAACGCCGCGCGACGTTGCGCAATCTCGACACGGCGACGATGGACGAGATCGTCGAGGCGCTCGCGCCGCATCTCCGGGCGAACCGGCGCAGCGTCGAGGAAAAAAAAACAACCCCGATACCCGCGCTCGCATCATGACCACGTTAGCCCTCTGCAAACTGATGGGCATGAGTTACGACGACGTGCGGGCGTTGCCGCGCGAAGTGTATGACGTGCTGATCGAACACGCCGCGAAGGAACGGGAGGCGGCCTAATGGCGCAACTCTCGGGCGTGATGACGGCGGATTTCTCCGACTTCCACTTCGAGATCGACAAGTCGGTCGTCAAGCTCAAGGATCTCGAAAGCGCGTCCGGGCACACCGACAGCGCGATGGGTGAGTTCAGCGAAGGCCTGGGCGTGGCGGATAAAACCCTCGCCGCGCTCGGGGTCCACATTGGCCCACAGATTCGGGCGATTCAAGAATTGGGCAATGTGTCGGGCGTCACGTTTGAAAAATTGGGCCTCTGGGGATCGCTCGGGCTCGCGGCGAGTGTCGGCACGGCCACGTATGCGATCACGACGATGGCCCTGGAATTTACGGGGCTCGATAAAGCGATCGCGGGCGCGGTCGATACGCTCTCGGGCTTCACCGCGCAACGCACGGCGGCGGGGATGGACGTGCTGACCCGCGCGACGCAGATCGCCGGCCGGGAGATCAAAGACTTCGACACGGCGATGCAGATCATCAAGAAGCACAATCAAGAAGTCGCGGAGAGTTTCAACACCGGGGCGCAGCGTGTCGCCGATTGGAACCGGGAGATCACCGCGCATAAAGCGGACATGCCGCAGATCACGGCGGAACTGAAAAACCATAGTTCCACGGTGCAGCAGCTCGCGCAGCATTACGGGATCAGCCGCGAAGCGATTGAGTATTACACCCAGCGTGCGACCGAGAACGCGAAGATCCTCAAGGGCTGGCACGAAGCGGAAGAGGCGCACATCAAGAAAGTCAACGCAGCGCAACTCGAACTCAACCAGGCCGGCGGCGGCTGGCGCGAGACGCTGAAAACCATCGAACCCGCGGCCGCCGCCGTGGCGACGAAATACATCGCGATGGGCGAATCCCTCACGACGATCGCCACGGCGGGCAACCTGTCGACGATTCAGATCAACGCGCTCGACAAGGCGTATCGCGAACAGATCGCGACGCTCGCGGCCCTCGAACCGGCGACACAATCCCTCGATACGTGGATGCGCACGGTCGGGCAACAGTTCGCCGTGGCGGCGGAGAACGGCGATCAGTTCAAGACCATGCTGGAACTCACGGCCGACACGGTGGATACGGTCGTGCCGAAGCTGGAGAAGCTCGACACGGTGTTCCGCAGCGTCGCGATCGCGTCCGGCGTGTCGCCGGGCATGGATCAGAAGTCGCCTGGCAACGCGCCCGTGCCGATCAATACGGGGAATGTCACGTATCAGGGCGGGTTTGAGGCGGTGTTCGCGGAGTTTCTGCGCAAGAACCCGAGCGGCGGGGCCCTCGGCGGCGCATTCACGATGACGCCGCAAAAAGACTTCCTCACGTGGGCGCTCTCGATGGGCCTCGCGCAACGCGGGCCGACGGTGACGAACACGTTCAACATCGTCGACACGGAAAGCGGGATCGCGCGGCGCGTGGGTGACACCATCGCCGGGCAGATTCAACGCGGCTCGCTGGTGAACTGATGCCGTATCAGCCCGCCGTCCTCGGCCCGAATACCCGGCTGAACAACTTCCGCCTGAACTATCTGACGGCGGCGCAGGCGGCCGATCGGCCGAAGCATATCCGGATCATCATCGGCGGGATCGATGTCACGCTCCCGACGAGCCCGATGCGCGTGATCTACAAGTCGCTGACGATTCGCGATCTCGTCTTCGATGCGCCGAACACCTGCAACCTCACGCTCTATGGATCGGCCGTGCCGAATGTCGGGCAACCGATCGAAGTCTGGATCAACAGCGATACCCCGGCGCTCTTGTTCGGCGGCGAGATCCAGACGGTCGAGAAGACCTACAAAGGGCGGCCGTCCACGGTCCTGCATCCGGTGACGGCGATCGACGATACGGCCCGCGCGAATCGGCGCCGGCCCTTGCGCCCGTATGTGACCGTGTCGGCGACGACGATCGCGCAGGAGCTCATCGCCGCCTATGCCCCGGGCTTTTCGAGTGCCGGCGTCGAAGCGAACCTGCCGGCCGTCTCGATTACCTTCGACGGATCCGAAGGCGGGATGAAGGGCTGCCTGACGGCGCTCGCGAAGCTCGTGGGCGGGTATTGGTATTTCGAGAACAAGACGCTGTATCTCTTTGTGACGCCGCCCGGCCCCGCGCCCGATCCGATTGACGATACGCCTGGGCGCTTCCTGCACGATCCCGCGATCACGTGGTCGGTCGATAAGTCGCAAGTGCGGACGCGTGTCTATGGGAAAGGCGCGAGCACACGAATCACGACGTCAATCGCGGCCAGTACGGATCTCGTGCCGATCGAAAACGCCGAGATGTTCACCGCGGCGGGCGGGCAAGCGATCGCGGGCGTGACGCCCGACGGCGCGGCCTGTCGCGTGCTGACCTATACGGGCGTGCAGCTCGGCGGCGGGGGCGGCCTCGTCGGGCCGGGGGCGGCGCCGTCAGGCGCGGTCGGGCTCGCGCTCGCCGATGGCCTCGGCGTCGAGTCGGGCACGCATGCGTATGCGGTGACGTTCGTCACGGCGGCGGGCGAGTCGCTGCTCGGGCCGCCCGCGACGATTCTGGTGGGCGTGACGACACCGCCCGCCGCGTTCCCAACACCGAGCCTTGCGACGCCGGGCGGATCCGTCGATCCCGGCGTGCATTACTACACGGTGACGTTTGTCACCGCGCTCGGTGAGACGACCGCCCCGGCCGGGCTGAGTTTGGGTGTGCTGGCGAGTGTGGGGAGTGGCGTGCCCGCGCCGGGCGCGTCGGCGGCGGCCCTCCGGGCGGTGAGTGGGAATCTCGCGCCCGGCGTCAGCTATCGCTATGTGACGACCTTCACGACCGCCGGCGGCGAAACGCTCCCGGGAACGGCCAGCGCAGCGATCACCCCACAAGCGCCCGTGGCGCCCGTGTCCGTGCAAGGGCCGGGCGGGACAATGACCCCGATCCCGGGGCCGCCGCCGCAACATGGGACGTATGTCTACTATCTCAGCTACGTCATCGGCGCGTATGAAACAGCCCTGAGTCCCGCGGAGGCACCGCCCAACGTCCCGATCGGCTATACGGATCTGCAGTTTTCGTATTTGCGTTACAGTCCCGATCCGCGCGTGACGGGGCGCCGCTTGTATCGGATGGAAGCCGGGACGGGCCTTCCCCGGCTTGTGGCGGCGCTCGACAACCAGATCACCGCCTACGTCGACAACGTGCCGGATACCAGCTTGGGGCCCGTACGGAGCGGGAGCGGGGCGATCGGCACGCCGCCCGGCGATTCCGCGACGGTGACGTTCCCCACGTCAACCGATGGCCGCACCGTGGGCCGGCGCATTTATCGATCGGATAACGGCGCCGCGTTTCGGCAGCTCACGACGATTAGCAATAACAGCGCGACGCAGCACATCGACAACACCGCGTCCGTAGCGGCGAACGCCCTCGCCCCGACCGCCGATACGACCGGCGGCGCGAATTATCAGACCGTGCCGCTGTCGGGGATTGCGATCGGGGCGCCGAATGTCACGGCGCGGCGGCTGTATCGCCTGTCACCCGGACAGGAAGCGGCGGGCTATCGCCTGCTCGCCACGATTCCGAACAATACGCAAACGACCTACTCGGATACGGCCCCGACCTCGAGCCTGGGCGTCGGCGTGCCGGGCGTCAATACGGCCCCGGCGAATAACGTGCTCGTCAATCCGATTCCAATCGGCGGATCGACGGTGACCGGGCGCAAGGTGTATCGCACGGCGGCGAATCAGAGCGGCCCCTTCAAGCTCGTGTTGCACATTGCGAACAATACGCAAACGACGCTCGGCGGCCCTGATGCGACGCCCGATGCGTCGCTGGGCGCGACGGCCCCGGCGAGTGATAGCTCGGGCCTCGTGCAGCCGGCGGGGCAAGTGTCGGCGGGCGCCACGTCGATCATCGTCGCGAACACGGCGCCCTTCGCGAGTGCGGGCGGCTGGGCCGTCGTCGGCAACGGCGAACAGGTGATCCGCTATGCGACGAAAACCGCGACCGCGTTGACGGGCGTGCCGGCGACGGGGCCAGGCGCGATTGTCGCGAGTATCAGTTACAACAGCACGATCACCGCGGCGCCCGCGCTCGTCGGCGTGACGGGGATCCTCGAGGCGATCATCCGGAACAGTCCGATCCATGTCTGGGTGCAACGCGACGATGTAGCAGCGCAAGCGTATATGGCCGCGCTCGACGGCGGCGGCGATGGGATCTACGAGCACATCTGGAGCGATGAACGCCGATCGGAGGCGTCGCTGATTCAGGTGTGCGATGCGCAGCTCGCGCTGTATAGTCGGCCGCTCGCGACGGTCGTGTATGCGTCGCGCGATCTCAAAACGAAAAGCGGCAAGACGGTCACGATCAACATCGCCACGCCCGCGATCCATGAGTCGCTCACGATTCAAGATGTCGCGATCTCGGAGATCGGCATCAAGGGCTTGCTGCCGAAGTTCACCGTGACGGCGAGCAATAATCACACGACGCTGGAGTCCGTCTTGCGCATGCTGATTCGAAAGGCGGATGCCTGATGGCGACGATCGATCGCGGCCCGTGGAATGCCCTCGTCGACGACGACGGCTCGAACCTCGTCGGCACGGTCTGGAACAAAGACAAGATCAAGACGGTCATCCTCGATCCGACCGATGCCGCGCTCGTGCCGACCGATGCGGCGCTCGCGGCGCTGGGCACCTGGACGACCTATACGCCCGTGTTCGGCGGCCCCTCCGGCCCGACGCTCGGGAATGGCCAGCTGTTCGGGCGGTATGTGAAAACGGGCAAATGGGTCGAGGTCGTCATCATCCTCGCCTTCGGCAGCACGAGCACGTCGGGCACGGGCGGCTACTGGACCTGGACGCTGCCGTTCGCGCCCGTGGTGCGCTCGCCACTCCAGCAGGAAGTGACCTTTCTCGTCGGGATTATCAACTCGGGCGGCATCTCGTCGGGGCCGTCGATCGGGTATCTGTTCGGCGGCGTGGTCTATGTCGTCACCGGGGCGGGCAGCCCGGTGGGGCCGGGTGTGCCGTCCGCGTGGGGCGCCGGGGCAATCTTGAGTATCCGCGGCAGTTACGAAACCGCCACATAAAGGGGAGCGATGGCTGCACCGTATCCGCCGCAAGGCGAGCAGAAGCAACACACCGAACGCCCGCTCAAGATCTACGCGGAGCAATACGTCTCCGGGCAACCGCTGCCGGTCGGGGCCGTCCTGATTCCCGATCTGATTCCCGATGGGCTGCCGCGCGTGTTCACCGCGCTGACGACCTATACCCTCGCCGTGACAGATTGGGTCATTTCCAATCGCTATACGGGGCAGCCGATCGAAGTGATCAGCGCGGAGGAATTCACCGAACGCTTCGGCCCCTCGGAATAGGAGGCGACATGATCTCGATCCTCTTCGCCGTCGTGATCGTCGGCGTGATCATCTATCTCGTGGAGTCGATGATCCCGATGCCGCAACCGATCAAGGTCGTCGTGCGCGTCGTCGGCGTGATCGTGATCGTGATCCTGCTGCTGCGGCTGATCGGCGTGACGTTGCCCTAAGCAGCCAGGCGTACAGCCGCGCGAGGTCGGCCTCGTCGCGCACCAGACCGGCCGCCAGAGCCGCCAGGATGCCCTCCAGCAAGAGATCGGGCTTCGCCATAGGGTCTAGTGAAGCACGCCCGGCGGGCACCCGTGGGCAACTTTTGGGCAACTTTCTGTACTGGAAACGGGATTCTATTGGACTTATGGAGACTTTCCCGGATTCGTGGAAATCCATCAAAACAGGCCGTAAAGGCCCGGATTCATTGATTCGTTTAGAGTTTTTGAGAGGGTAGAAAAGCGAGGGGCGCGGGACTGGCCATGTCCTACACTGGACGGCTTAACTCGCTACTCTAAACGACTTACGGCGACGGGCAACTTTCGTAGGCAACTTTCGGGACCGCTTTTGTACTGCGAGGCGCCGGGCGAGGCGCAGCTTCGCGAGGGCGGCGCGATTGATTTCTGGATGCGCCGCCTTCGTGTACCGGCGCGTGACGCGGGAGCCGGGCGCATGCAAACCGAGCCGCTGCACCGTGGCCTCGTCGGGATTTTCACGGTAGAGCTGCGTCAGGAATGAGTGCCGCAGGATGTATTGCGTGACGCCTTGCATGTGCAGCCCGATGCGCCGACACGCCCGCTTGAAGGCTTCGTTCGTCGCGCTGATGCTGCCGTTCGTATACGGGCCGTACGCCTGGGCGGCATCGAAGGCGATGAGCGCTTCGAGGGCGGGCGCCTCCAGTTCAATCCAGCGCGGATCGATCCCGGCGCCCTTCTCCCGGCCGTCGATGTAGACCTGCTTCCCCCGGATGTCGAGATGCTCGGGCTTGATGCAGCCGATCACGCCGAGGGGAAACCCCGTCTCGGCCATGAGGCGCAGCTTCACCTTCGCGAGATTGAGTCCGCCGCCTAAGCGATAGGTGGGCATGCCGGCGATCGCCGCGTCGATGTCGGCGTAGGCCAGCTCGCGGGCGACAGGTTCCGGCAGATCCGGATCGAAGGCGTCCTTCACCGGATTGACCGCCTTCGGAAACATCGTGCCGTAAAACGTGAAGAGGATCCCGCGACGCTTGTGGATCGTATCGGGCGCGAGTGTCAGCAACCAGCGCGTCAGGATGGCGTCGATCTCGGGCGTCTCGACGGAGAGCGGCGGGCGATCGGCGCCCAGGGCGTGCACCCACTTGTCGAGGATCGCCGTGTAGGGTTTCAGCGCGGGCATGTCTTTCCGTTGCGCGAGGTAGGCCGCCACGCTCGCACGCAAGCCGCCCGCGACATCCGGGATGCTGCCGTACTTCGCCCGCTGTTCCGTCACCCACTGGAGAATTTCGGCATCGGTGATCGTCTTCTCGCGCGTCGTCGTCTTGAGCCCGCCGGGGCCAGGATGCACGCGGACGAACAGCTGCAGCTTGCCGTTCTTTGCGCGTGTGTACGGGCGTCGTCTCGCCATAACTGATCTATCCAGTTTACTCCCATTGAGTCCCAACACGTACAGAATTTGACACTGCGTTTTGAACGCGCGTATACGAAGTGAGTGATGTCGCGCTTAGGGTTTCGATCGACGGCGAGCCGTGATGGGCTTCTGATGCGCGGGTTGGCGCCAGTACGGCGACTTGCATTTGGGGCAGGTGACTGGATCACTGACGCGGCGGTGCTTCGGCGCCCAGCGATGATGACAGCGCTGGCACTCATACCCCGGGACTTGCAGGGTGATCCGGTAACTCATCTCAATCCGAGATTCTGGCATGCGGATTTTCTGCACGACAATCCCCGGAATACGGAGTTCCGTGTAAAGGAATACCTATGACAGAAGTATTTTGTACAGTCAACTATTTCCGGCCCTTGTCGCGGGAGGCCTGCTTATGCGCCGTCGCCGCCCCGTCCGTCCGTCGCTATCCCATCCGGGGCGCCGTATGAGTGACGCCCATTGCTACACGGTGTCGGACATCGTCGCCAAGCTGCAGATTCCCCGGGCCTCCTTCTACGCCCTGAAAGCGCAGGGGCGCCTGCCGTTTCTGGAAGAGCTGAAGCCCCGCCTGGGGCGCATCCGCCGGTATCGGGCGGACTTGGTCGATCGCTACCTCGCTGGCGAGTACAAGGCGCCGGCGAAGGTGCCGCTCCGGAAGTTCAAGCGATCAGCGTAAGGCCGTGGGACGGCGTTTTGTCGACATGCGCACGATTCAGCGGCGCATGCAGTTTAAGGACGATCGGATCAATCGCGCACTTCGGAAGGGGGCAGACATGGATCGACTCGCACTGGCCAACACGCCGACGCTGCCCTCGCCCGACGTGATCTCGAAGGTGCTGCTCGGCGGCGACCTGGCGCAGCTCACGCCGCAGCAGCAGATCAGCTACTACCGGGCGGTGTGCGATTCGCTCGGCCTCAACCCGCTGACGAAGCCGTTCGAATTCCTGCGCCTGTCGGGCCGCCTCGTGCTCTATGCCTTGCGCAACGCCACGGACCAGCTCCGGCACCGTTACAACATCAGCGTGCAGATTGTCGCCCGCGAGCTGCTCGAAGACTGCTACGTGGTGACGGCCCGGGCGACGTTCCCCGATGGCCGGCACGACGAATCGATCGGGGCCGTCCCGATCGCCGGCCTCAAGGGGGAGTCGCGCAGCAACGCGATGATGAAGTGTGAGACGAAAGCGAAGCGGCGCGTGACGCTCTCGCTCGTCGGCCTGTCAACGCTCGACGAATCCGAAGTGGAATCGATCCCCGGGGCGCAGCCGGTGCCGGTCGATCTTGGGCGGGAGTGCTCGCCCCCGCCGTTGAATAAAAGCCTGACACCTTCGCCGGGGCCGGCTGCGCCAAACGCGGTGATCGCCGATCCGGGTGCGGGGGCCCCCGTGGTCCCGGCGAACATGAACGATCCGATCCCCGACGCCTGGAAGCCGTTCGTGCGCACCGAAGACGTGACCGGGATCATCGTGGGCGGGAAGCGCTCGCGCACCACGGGCAAGACCACGGTCACGCTCGCCGGCGGCGCCGAGGGCTGGACGCTTGATCACGACACCGCGAAGGCGGCGATTGCCTACAAGGAAGCGCAGACGCCCGTCACCGTCACCCTGACCGATGACCGGGAGATCGTCACGCTCACGGAGGCGACCGATGCGGCGTTTTGAGGCGGAGGCGCGGGCCGAGCTGCCGCTCGACTTCGACGCCTGGCTCGAGGGGCTCGGGGATATTGCCGACACGTGTGGCGCCTGGGCACTGATCGGCGCGTGGCGCAAGAGCCCCACGGAGTATTGCCGGTATCTCGTGACGATCCCCGGCCTCTGGGAAGGCCTCATCGCACGCGGGCAGTATGCGGATCGGCGGCGCTACGAATCGGGCGTGCTGACGGGCCGCGGCGTCGGGCTGTAAGTTGTTGCAAAAAGAAAAAAGAAAGAAAGAAAAGAAAGAACCAAAGAAAAGAAAGAAAGAAAAAAGAAATTACAGATGCTCGTTGGTTGGTTGCTCGCACGCTCTCTGGGTCGTCTGTGATCGTTGTAAGAACTAGCAAGGTTAGAAGAGAGAAATTTGATAAATGGACTGTTTCGAGCAATTCCACTTCGCCTATCCGCAAGCGCGACGGGAAGATGGGCAACGAGCTCGCGCCATCTTTGCGGCGGCACTGCGGAAGGCCTCGTTACCCACGCTCCTGGCGGCAGTGGAACAGCACAAGCGATCGGAGCACTGGGAGATCCCCCGCTATATTCCCCTGATGACGGTCTGGTTACTCGGGGAGCACTGGCGACAAGAGCTGCTCGAGGCACCAGCGACACCGATCGCCCCCGTGCCGCTCTCACCAGCGGATCAGGCGCAACGGTGGCGCAGTCTCTCGCCGCAGGAGCAACTCCGGCGCCTGGGCGTGAAGTGAGCGCGCGCGAGGAGGACATCATCGAGGCGATGCTGCGCTATGGCGGCGGGTTCGTGTCGAAACTCGGGGCGCTCTATCGCCAGGCGGACACGCACAATCAGGCGATCCTGCGATCCGCCTTCGCGCACTACTGGCGGGAATACGCCGAGATCGTCGAACAGCGCCGGCCGCGATGGTGCCCGATCTGCGGCTGTTATCAGTTCGTCTACCAGGGCGATCGGCAAGTGTGCGCGGATTGTGGAAGGGAATAATGCGAACAGTGTTCATCCTCGTCGCAGCGTGTCTCGTGGCGGGGTGCGACATTCAGCTGACGATGCCGACGCCCGTGGTCACCGCGCCCACAGCCCCGGGCAACGTCACCGTGACGAATACGACGACGGTCACCGTCGATCGCAGCGATACCGAGGCCACGCCGACGCCCTCCGGATCCGGCAGCACGCCCACCCCCCCCATCGGTGGCGCGTTGCCGCTGCCTGCGTATGGCGAAGGCGTGGCCCGGCAATATGCGGCAGACCATCCGTCCCAAGTGACGCACTCCTGCCAGCTCACCGATGGCGAGGCGGCCTGGGCCTTCCTCGATGGGTTAATCGCTGTCCTACAGGCGCGTGACGCCCGCTGGGGCTATCTCTGCAAAGACGCGAACTGCCTCACACAAGCCCGCGATGTCGTGGCCTATCGGGCGAGCACGGGTGATACCGGCATCTGGATCGTCGACGTGCTGGGGAATCACTGCCCGGGGCCGATGGACAAGCCGACGGAATTTCGCTGGGGTGTGCTGCCGTTCGAGACGGAGCGGCGCTGGGTCGGGCATCGATGATGTGGCGACTCTGGACGCGCGGCTTCGGCCCCCGCGACTGGTGGCACTGGTGGCGAACGCAGGGCTTCCCGATGTGGGTCGCGTGGCACCTTCCGCGAAGGCTTGTTTATTGGTGTGTGGTCCGTGTGTGGAGCCAAGAGCCCGCCGATTTATCGCTGGACGATTTCGTTCAGTGGAACGCATGCCCCGACCGCCGCTTTATCGATGGCTTGCGATTGTGGGATCGCTACCACCGATGAGTGATCGGGCCGGCTGGACGCAGTGGGCAAAAACCCATGACACCGTGTCGGGTGTGCAGCTGACCGTCCGCACGCGCCCCAGCACGAATAAGTATCAGGCGCATGCCGTGCGTGTCGATGGCATCCTGTTCGACAGCATGCGGGAGGCCGCCCGCTATCAGGAACTCAAGCTCCTCGCTGCAGCCGGCCGCATTTCCAGTATCGAGATTCACCCGGGCTTCCCCTTGATCGTGAAGGAACTGCACCGGGTCGACGGCCCTGAGATCCTCCATACCGTGGGCATGTTCCATGCGGATTTCAAATACCGCGATCATCGCCTCGGCACGTGGATCGTGGAGGATGTGAAGTCCACGCCCACGAAGACCGAAGCCTACAAACTGCGGAAGAAGATCGTCGAAGCCGTCCACGGCATAACCATAACGGAGGTTGCATAAGTATGAGTAAGCGGACAACGGAACTGCTACACGAAGCTCTCGCAGAAGCGGCATTAGTCGGCGCGAAAGAGATAAAAGAATTCTTAGGCACCTACCGTGGCAAGGATCCCGATCGCTTGCGCCGTGTGCAGATTGCAATCGGCGCCGTCGGGAGTTATACGCGCTGGCGTGCGAGCCACAACAACATGATCTCCATGATGTTGATCGCCGCACGGCAGACCGGGATCGGGCCAACGCAAACGCTGGAGATTGCGAAGGAAGCCGGCTTGCTCCCAGAACAGACTGAGGCCGGCGATGTCGTAGCACTGAAGATCGCCAAATGAGACCGCGCGGGGCGAATGGGCGCTACCTCGGGGAAGCGCACACCTCTATCCCGTGCGAGCAGTGCGGCGTGGCGTTCTGGCGAAGGGGGAAAGCGTCTTACATGGGCCACCGGGACGCCTTCCGGTTCTGCTCCAAGCGGTGTTGGGGTGCATGGACGGCCGCACTCGCAGCGCCAGACCGCCAGCGACGCGAGCAGGCCCGGCAGGTTGAGCGGACGCTGACGCAGGTCATCACGGCGGAACTCCAACGGACGTTCGCGGCCCTCGACCTTCCCACGACACGGGGGAAACGACGAGAGGCGCACCGCTGTCCACGCGTGCCGCATGTGTGCCCCGATTGTGGCGCCACGTTTCACGCCCCGGCACGGCGTGTCTATTGTTCGCCCCAGTGTGCCCGCCGGTATTATCGGCAGGCGCGCCGGGGCCGGTATCCATCGCTCACCCGGACCCCGATTGTGGAACGGAATCAACTCGCGTCACTCCTGTCGAATGTGCGTGCCGTGCAGCGGTTATTACACGGAGCGTAACCCGTGCAATTCTGTGCGGCCCCCGGCTGCAACGTGCTAGTCCCCAAAGGGCGCTGTGCCACGCATGCCCGGGTGAAGGAACAGCAACGGCCGAACCGCATCATCAGGCGGTTGTATTACCGTGAACGCTGGAAGCGGGAACGGGAACGGGTGCTGGTGGAAGCGGGATATACCTGTGCATCGTGTGGGGTGATTCATCACCAGCTCGAGGTGGATCACATTGTGAAACATGACGGGAATGCCGAATTGTTCTGGAATCGAAATAACCTGCAAGCGCTCCT